AGTCTTTTTTCTATACCTGCAAATTCTTCATCTGTAAGCAGTCTGAGAGCCTCGGCTGCTTTAGTATTGTTATAGCCATAATATTCTTTTAAGATTGCTAACTTTTCTTCTCTTTCGGGCTTTAGCCATTTGTTATATCTTTTTCTTTTAGATACTATACCGAGTAAAAAGTCATATTGCATCTTTTTATCTAAATGCGGACGTGAATTTACTTCGTTACCTGCAATTACTGTATCAGGCCCATAACTTAGTGCTTTGTTTACTATGTAAGGGTTGTATTGTTTTTCTGACCACTCATCAACAATTAAATTTTCTTTAGTAAAGTTAATGCTATTGGCAAAGTCAAAAGGACTTATTGCTTTTTTCTTTTCTACAAATTCTGACGGGTCTACGCCAATAACAGCGTCACCAAAGCCATCTAGAATACCTGTCATAGTGCAAAGTTAAAGCTAATAGTCGTTACGTTATCACTAATAGGGTCTTCAGTATAAACATTACCTAAGGATAACTTTAATTGTTTTGTTAGTTGAAAGTTAAAGTATGTTTCATTCCTAACATAATCAGTATCGCCTGTTTCTATCAAATACTTATTTGTAAAACTTAACTGGTCAGCAAGTTTATAGAAAAACCATAAGCTGTTTCTCCAAATAAGTTCATCGCCTAAATCTGTATTCAAGTTTAGAAATGTAATTTCATTTGATGCTTTAAATTTTTCTGTTCTCAAAATTTTGTAACCATATCCTGCACCATATGTTGTTCTTGTATCCAATGTTCTGTATTCATCAAAGTTATAACCAACATTACCAATTACATAATGTTTATCTGTAAGTGTAAGAATACGTTTTACATTGAGAAGACCTTCGTTTCTCATTTCAACATTATTTTTTTCTGAATAAAAATAATTTCCTTCTACTTCTGTCTGCCATCTGCCTACTTCTTCTTTGAAGTCTAATGTTAAGTTAAAATTAGAACTTCCGCCTTTAAGGAAAGTTCCGCCTATACCTACACTATTTGCTAATGCCATATTAGGCACCAACATTATAAAAATTAAAATTTTACTTAAATTCAACATTTGCCATAATCTCCGTTAAACAAGCAGTTAAGTTTATTTCTTGGTCGGCAACAAAACTACTCTTATATTGATAGTCCGCAATAATTAAAACTAACTGCGGAACCTGTTTTACTTTTTCCATTAAAGTATCATATACTTTTCTATAAATTTGTTGAGGGTCTGACTCTACATTATTCGCAACCCATTGTCGCATTTTCTTAAAGTCTTTATCCTTAATTGAATCTACTAAAGCCTTTGTATTTATTTCAGATAGGTTACTTAATATACCCTCATCAATAACACCTGAGGAGCCATATCTTTGTAATTCATTAATTACTCTCCTATAATCAGGAAAGTGTTTCATTAGAAGTTCTGCTAGGACTTTCTCAGAATATGTAACTTTGTTATCATCTAAAATATGACACATTCTTTTTAAGAACTTAGATGCCATCTTAGCTTTTTGCCCATTAACTAATTTAAAGTCAATTACAGTTGTTCTACTGTGCAGAGGTTGTATAATTCTATTTTTAAAATTACAAGTAAATATAAACCTACAGTTTTTACTAAATTCCTCAATAAATGCCCTAAGTGCAGGTTGTGTAGAATTAGGATTTAAGTAATCTGCCTCATCTAATATTACAACTTTAGGTTTACCTTCAAAACTTACAGTAGATGCAAAGTTTTTAATCTTAGTCCTTAGCACATCGATACCGGACTCTTCGGAACCATTAATTATAATACTATCACAGCCTAATTCATTACAAAGAGCGCGTGCTATGGTTGTCTTGCCTGTGCCAGCTGTGCCACATAATAACATATTTGGAATTTCTCCTGCCTTAACAAAGTCTCTAAAAACTTTAAGTTTTTCATCTGGCAAAATACATTCATCTAAAGTCTTGGGCCTATATCTTTCGACCCATAAAAATTCTTGATTGTCCATTATTTTGATTTCCTTACGCGCGCGTATTTTTCTGAGGAAATTTTTTGGGCTCTTTTTCTATAAAAATCACTTCTACTTTTTGGGCCCAAGTTTTTCCTCAACACCTGCACCATCCTGCAGACTTATTTCTATGTTTCTACCCCAGCCATTTTCCTTTAACCACTTTAGCACATGGTCAGGACTTGATACATTGTAGGGGTCTTCACTTGCATTATCCTTTAGTCCTTCCTCAACAAACATCTCATGTATGTTCATGTCGTTCACTAACATAGCATATCTCCATGACCTTACACCGAAACCGAGGTTATCTTTTTTGACATCCATACCCATGTAAGTTGTCCATATTGCTGAGCCATCAGGTAACACTTTTACGTTCTTTAACTTTTGGTCTTCCGCCCAAGCATTCATTACAAAGGCATCATTAACAGATAAACAATAAATTTCATCTACGCCTAACTTATAAAATTCCTCTGCCAAAGACTCATAGCCTGGTAACTGCTGATTAGAACAAGTGGGTGTAAATGCACCTGGTAGTGCGAAAACCAAAACTTTTTTATTTTGAAAAAGGTTTTGTGTAAGTGTTTCCTTCCACTCACCTAGCTCCCTCAACTTAAAAACAACCTGAGGGATAAATTGAATTTTAGTTCCTTCTGCCATATTAACCACCAATAACTGAATTGGGCTCTAATGCTAACCAATAGTTAGTATCTTTAGTTGTGCTAGACAAGTGCATAAATTTCTTTTCTGAAATTGTAACATTATAGTTACCAGGAACAACTTTAAAGTTTTCCACTGCTAGTCTTGCATCAAAAGTTTTATCAGTATCGCCTATCACTTGTCTAAAAGCATTACTTCTAGGAGTGCTAGGGTCACCGACTGTAAGAACCGCTTTTCCATCTTTGCCAACAACACTTAGCATAGGTGCGCTAACTACGGCAGCTGCCTTCATTATCATATCTACTTCTTCCTTAGATAAAACAAAGTCGAAGAATGAATCTACTTCAATTGTTTTGTCAGGTGCAGATACAATTATACTCGGGTCAGCATAAAAGTATTCAAACTGCGATGAACCTTTAGACATAGTAATCGACTCGTCGCCTAGTTCTACATCTGTATCTTCCATCAAAGTTAAAAGTGCGAGTAAACTGTTTAAATCATAAACAGCAAACTCTTTGTCAAAAGTTTCTGATACCTGAGCCCTTGCAAAAATATTTTTACCTGTGCTAATAGTAGAAAGCATGTTGCCTTCTCTAATTAAAATGTTAGTATTAATAGTTGCGAAGTTCTTGAGGACATCAAGAGTTTCTTTAGATATTTTCATAATATATTATCTCCAAATAATTTTATAGTATTATAAAGGATTGGTATGCCTAAGTCAACCACTTAGATGACCAATTTTTTCAACCAGCGTCTGCTCATATGTTTCATTCCACAAATGATATAGACACCATTGTTTAGTGTGTTTAATAATGCAAGGGCCAAATCTTGTAAAAGGAGTTATCCTAATACCCGGCTCTCTAAAATGTTTTTTATGCCATACACCGTCATTTTTATTTTCTGCTATAAAGGCATAGTTTGAATGTCTATCAGCTCTATTGAAACGTTCGTTTCGTTCCATTAGAAATAAATTATATTCATTAAATGTTTCTATAAATCCATGGAAGCCATCTTCTTCTGCTTTGTCCAACAAATAATAAAAAAGATTATGTCCGCTATCTTTTGAAAGAGCTTTTGTTGTTTGCTTGTTATAAAATCTACTAACAATGCAAACGTTCTCATCAAAGTCTGCTGGATAATATCCTACACCTGAATGTAAATCTTCAGATACAATATACAATCCGTTTCCATCAAATCTTTTTTCTATAAAAATTGTATAGAGCAAAGTATGAGATTTGTTTTCCCAATCTTCAACATCTATATTATCGTTTGTTAAGTTGTTAGCTGTCTGTTGTATTAGACAAAATTGTTTAACTAACTCTATGTCTGAATTTGAATTAATTCTGTTGTATGTCATAGTCTAATATTATACGCATCCTTTCTTCCTCAGTCAAATTTGAGATGACCGATTCATATTCAAACGCTTCCGCATCATATTCACCTTCATGGATTCCTTCCCAAAATATTTTTTCTTGTTCTGGAGTAAATGTATTATCCACAAAATCTGATAATGTGCCAGCACCGTCGCTTCTGTCATATAAGTAAATGTCTTTATCGTATACTATCTTGCCTTTTATATTACCCTTAGAACACTCTAAGGCTAGGTTTACTTGTGCCTGAACATCATCTAGTCCCATTAACTTGTCGGAAAATTTAAATGCTCTAGCGCCCTTCTTAGAAAGTCCTACAATCCTTTGGACTATGGTTTCATGGGAATACGCTTGAGCTATATCTCTCATTGTTTTGTAAAATGTTTTAAACTTATCTTTATCCGTAGCAAATTCCTTTCTTAGTGTTTTAGGAAACTGCCACTCCAGCATGGATAATAGTTTACGTTGTGGGGTGTAAACATCTGTTAAACAACCTACATAATCAAAGTCTTCTAAATGTTCTTTAATTCTTTCTATGCCACCCGGCATATAGTAGTCGTCCGAATCTATAAAAGTAAGATGGGTGTAACTTGTTTTCAAAAAGTAATCGAGAACTGATTGTTTACCTAAGCCGGGAGTTCCGTTTGAAAGAGTAATTGCAAATTGGGAAATGTCCAACTTAGCATTTAATACTTCTTGAACATAGTCTTTGTTAAGAGTATTAATAATTAAAACTGCATCATCACCTACAGTTGTTAGGCAACGTTTAGTTTTTTCTAAATCCTCAGAACTAAGAACGGCTGTTAATAATTTCAAGATATTTCTCTCTTCGTTTGTTTAAATTTTTATGTTCAAGTTTTGTTGTTTGCCATATGGCTTGGTCGTCTGTGAAAAACTTTTGTGCTTCCTCAGAAGTTAATGTCCACCCCTGACTTAACCTATGCATACATCTAATGATTGCAATATCCATATGAGTAGTAATACCTGTAAACTTTATTATTTTATTGTCCACTACGTGTTCAAACAGTTCGTGCTTGTGAAGTTTTTTATTACTATCATATGCTGACATACAATCTACATAATCTGTAATTGCCCACCAATCATGTGGATGTGAACATGGTTTCTTTGATAATGAAATTACTGCATCGCCCCATGTGAAAAACCAAAAGTTAGTATTCGACCACGAATCTGTTTCGTCGATAACAACCGAATCGGAAACATCTTTTTCGTTTCCAAAGACTTCTTGTAATGTGGGTAAAAGTTTTTCAGGTTCAGGTGAAAACATATCAAAGTCTAATGGTTTAACACCTAGATAGGAATCCTTAAGGGCACCTCCTGATATAAAGAAATATGGTTGGGGTCCTTGAGATAGGATTAGTGCTACTAAATTTTGAACGTAATGATACATGATATAATGGGGAGTTTAACTCCCCAAATTAAAGAAATTTATTATGTTATGATTTCTTTTGTTGCTGAAAGAGCAGAATCAGCTTCGATTAAAGATTTAACATCTTGACCTGGTGTAATACCTAATTCTGTTGCCTTGTCTGCACAAGCGGTATTGAAAGCATCTAATTGTGCTTGGTCTTCAAAAATTAAAGTAACTGTTTGAGTTAATCCATCTTCAGAAAACTCCTCGGTAGCTTGAACCAAATTGTCTGCTAACCATGTGCTTCTAAAAGTTGAAAAATCAGAATTACTATAACTAGGAAAAGCTGTGCCTAACTCTGTTCTGTTAATAATATATCTTTTAACTACTGACATTTAAGTCTCCTAAAATTAGTTTTTGTTTCTATATTTATAATCATGGTGATATAGAGAAATCATTCCATAATGTATTACTTTTAATAAATCAGCTCTATTAAACCCATCCTTTTTTCCATAACGTTGGGCATACTTCATAATGTTTCCAATTAAGAATCCATCACCATGTCCACTATCAATAATAAATTCAGTTGCCTGAAATTTATTTTGACTATAATGCTGGGAGTATGTGTTGTCCACATACTCCTTTATTTCTTTGAGGGTTTCACCCTCATTATATTTATAATTAATATTGTTCTTCTTGAACATCACTTTCCTCAGTTAAATCTACTTTTGCATCTACTTTATTGTAGAGTTCAATAAATGCTGACTTTGTGTCCTCATCAAATCTGTTTACACAAAGTTCAATAGCCTTTACTCTGTCATTAAACATGGCATAAGCATTTACAATATGCTCTAGTCTACGTGTTGAGATTAACTCGTCAATTGCACCTTCATAAAATGTCTTACGAATTACTTCAGCCCATGTTACTAAGTTTTCTGCAAACTCAACATCTTCAACATTTGCCTTTGCCATTTTATTTAGTATGATTTTCTTCTCATTTGCCGGAGTAGGGTATTCCTGTTCGACCGTTATTGCAAACCTTTCTAGAAATGCTTCGTCTAACATTTGTGCTGACATAAACTTGCCATCTTCTGAACCACGTCCTTTTGTATTCGCGGTTGCTATTACGTTGAAGCCATGTGCTGGATGCACAACTTCGCCTGTCTTTTTATTAAAGTAAGGCTTGCCTTCTAGTATAGCCTGTAAGCACATCAACTTGTTAGAGCCTCTATCAATCTCATCTAATATTAAGATTGCGCCTCTTTTCATTGCTGTTAATACAGGGCCTTCTCTATAAACAACGTTGCCATCAACAAGTGTATTGCCACCAATCAAATCATCTTCATCTGTTTCAATGCTGATGTTTACCCTAAGTGCTTCTTTGCCTAACTTCGCACACGCCTGCTCGACCATTGTTGTTTTACCATTACCTGACAATCCAGAAATAAATGTAGGATAAAACATTCCGGATTGGATAATTTTATTTAGGTCTTTAAAGAATCCAAATGGGACGAACGTCTCGTCTTTTGTTGGAATTAAATTATCTACTTCCACTTCTAGTTTTGCCTGTGTTACGACCTTTGGGTCTGACTCAATAGTTGCAATTGGTTGTTGAACTGGTTGCTCAACTTTACTAACAACATGGAGTGCTGGGTTAATAGAATATTGATTATAGCCTACTTTGTTTTCTTTAAAAAACCAGTGTGGATATCTCAATCCGTTTTCCTCAATCACCTTAATGACATCTGCTCTTTGAACGCTAGCAACATTTGGAAATGTTTCTGCTAATGCGTTTAAAAATGTTTCTTTATCATAGTTCATAATATATTTACCTCTCTTTTTTATTAACTATACCACATATGATACAGTCAAATGCAAAAAATGTCAAGCATTTTATGCAACTTTTTCTATAAATCTATTTACAAAAACTCTTGTTTTGTTTTTGTTGCCTTGGAACTTTTTAAATCCTCTTAACAAATCACCTTTCTTGTTGGACTTAACTTCTAATTCATCTTCACTAACTTGAATGTTCTTACCATTTTTAATTATGAACTTACTATCATATTGTTCAAAGTCTGTTAGTTCAACAAAACCATTTCTTAACCAGTCCTTTTTCCAAGCTACCTGAAATTCTTTTTCGCCTTTGCTCCAGCCATACTTTTCAGTAAACTCTCTTTCAACATCATACTTACCAAACCTGCCTATGTGAAAGTTGATAAGTCTAGAATCAGTTTCTTGTTTAAACCATTTCTTAACTAACTCATATTGAATAGCTTTATCTCTAGTATAATATTTCTCACCCTTGTGAATAATAGTTTTGCCTTTTTTCTGTATCGCAAATCCATTATAATTTCTGCTATCAAAATATTTATCTTTACCACATTCTACTCTTAATTCGCTTGTAGGACCTCCGTCGGTTAGCAGTATTGTGTTCATTACTTCGACCTTGTGTTGTTGCCTAAACTTTCTAACAAGTTCAGTAGCAATGACCATAGTCTCAACTAGGGGTGTTCCGCCTAGTCTAAATTGTGTAGGTAAGTCATAACCATTACAACATAACTCTGTAACTCTAGGATTATATCTATGCTCATAATAACTATCATGGTTGCTATATGATGCTCCTACCATTAATAATGTTTTGAACATCTCATTATATTTTCCTTGATTTAAGTTTGAGCTAAGTAAATGATTAATTTTTATATCATCTTCTCTAATCATTAATTGATTTAATTTTCTACCGCCCTGTGCCTCTTCCAAGAGTCTTAAATGTTTTTCATATGAAAATTCCTCATTTTCATCTCGGTATCTTCTGCTTTGGCCTGTAGTAAATGAATAAACATCAAATGGTATGCCTACTTTCTTACAAAATTGTGCTTGTATTAAAACTTGTTCTAAGGTCGCTGCTATATCATTTTGCATAGAACCTGAAAAGTCAATTATAAAAACCATACCATGATTTTTGCCTTTAGGAATAATTGTGTTTGAAAGAAATACATCTTCAGTTAATCTTGTAGCCCAAAGTTTATCAACATCTAACTCGCCTGTTTTAGAAGTTCTAGCTTTCTTTAATTGTGATGCCTGTCTTCTAAGTTCAAATTGTTGAACAAGTGCTGAAATATATGCCTTGTTTTTGTTTTCGAATCTTTTGAATAAAATTTGTTTTGCTTTTTCTATAGGAACAATATGTTCTGCCAACGACTCATCTATTCTTACGAACATATTAGAGCTCCATTTTGTATCTAAAAGCTCGTTAATTGAAGTTACAAAATAATCTAAATCTAATTTTGTTGGCATTGTTACATACTTCGGAGGAAGTGCGTCTTTATCAATAATTTTATCTTCATTATTTCTAAAGTTTTGGTCGGTAATTGAAACAGGCTCTTCTTCTCCGCCTTGCATACCACCACCGGATGTAGGATATGATTCGTCTTGTTCTTCCTGCTCTTCTTGTTCCTCATCTGAATCTTGTGATTGCCCACTACCGTTATCCTCTTCCTCGTCTTCTTCATCTTCATCTTCAGGTATGCTAGTAAAGTAATCATCGAAGTCTGGATTTTCTTCTTCCTCTTCTTTGTCCTGTTCTTCAGGTTGTTTCATTGTTTGTTGAATTATTTTTTCTAATGCTTCCTGTTCGCCCTCATCATTTGAAGCTCTATCAAATAAATCTTTACATACATTAACAACTTCGTCCCAAGTTTCTACAACATCAATCCTATTTAGGAATTCTTTTTCCTCATCTGTGAATTGAATAGCTAGCATTGAACCTACTTTGTAATGTAGATTAATTCTATCGATTAGTGGGAGTGCATTAACATCTCTGTCTTTAACACCAAAGAAGTCTTTATCAAATAATTCCTGATACCCTTTATAAAAGTTTTTAACAATACCCGGGAATTTGTTTTTGACCTTTCTTTCAATACGAGCATCTTCAACAACATTAAGATATGTCTTAAAGTTTTTGCCGTAATCTTGATTTGTATGCCAACCTTTTTCAGGAGTGAATAAAGCGTGACCAACTTCGTGACCTAAGAACATATCATATAGGTCATTTGACATTTCCTTCCAAACTGGAAGAACTATTGTTCTAGTGTTTAATTCAAAGTAAGCAGTTGATGTTTTTCTGTGTTCAACTGTTACATTTTCTGATGCTAATAGTTTTGCTAATGTGTTTTTATTTTGTTTCATGTGTATATGATACAAAGAAACTTAATAATTGTCAAGCACTTTCTGAAAAGAATTGCCTATTTTTTAGATGTTCCTCGGCTATCGCATCTTTACTTTGTCCAAAGTATTCAACCGCATGATGTTTCATAACCATTTCTTTATTTACATTAACGTCAACTTCAAACTTAGGATGACCTTCGTTTTCCTTTACAATAAATTCGCCTAGGATTCTTCCAAACTTTCCTTTACTATCTAATCTTGTTTTTAGAACTGCCCCTTCTGAAAGTCTATCCTTTAAAAAGTTTTTAGCCATAAGACCATATTTCTTTTCTTCTAAATCTCTTGTTCTACTTTCTGGAGTATCAATTCCGTAAAGTCTTACTCTTTGTTTTCTAAGCCAAACGCCAAACCCTAAGTCGATATCTACATCAACGGTATCGCCGTCAACTACCTTAACAATATTTACTCTATACTCATACATTTTTCTTTTTTCTTGTCCTACGTTTTGTTGCAGGTTTTGTTGCTTTTTCCTGCTCTTCTAATTCTTTTCTTTTATTAAGTCTTTTAATAACCTCATCAGACTCCATCCAGAAATCTTTACCATCTATAAGTTTTTCTATTTCTACTTCTGTTAGAAAGTTTTTATAAACTTGATTAATTAATTTTGTTCCCCAATTTTTTTCTAGTAAAACTTGTGCCTGCATCTCATGTTGTTTACCAAATGATGCACTAGAAAAGGTATGAAACATAAATGCTGAATGGTCAGACACTTCACATTGGTCTCCACATAAAAATAACATAGTAGCTGCCGATGCAACTAATCCTTCTGCTGATGTAATTACTCTTGCATTAGTTTCATTTAAGGCTCTCATAAATTGAACTGTGGTAAAAGCATTTCCGCCCCCACTATTCAAATGCAAATAGATAGCATCCATTTGTCCTGCCTGTCTCATAATTTGAAACCATTCTATATATTTGTCAGGAGTTTCAATTGGTCCTGATATATAAAAATGATGTATTGTTGCTACGCCCTGTTCTACGTAACCTTGTCTAGGTTTAAAGTTAGTTGAGTCGTTCATAATATCTTGTTACTGCCTTAATTTTTTCAATCTGTTTATCAATAATGACCGTTCTATTTGGCCAATGTATCATTTCCTTTTCAGGGTCCTTTTTTAAATTAATTAAAAGCGGTAAAATCAAATCTTCGACTTCCCTTAATTTTAAAGCTACATCTTGCTCTACTAAAGCTCGATGCTCATTAATTAAACCAGAATTATCTGCAGACAAAATTCTGTTTTCTAAATCATATAATTTTTCTAATATTTCTTTTGAACTACTATCATCAGTAACCTGTTGAACAGGTGCTCCTGCTGGTTCCTCATCAACAATAGTAAATCCAAAATCAAAATCCTCAGCCATTTGATTGCTCCTGGTGTTCCTGTTGTTCCTGTTGTGCCAGCATTTCTAAAACTTCTGGTGGGAGTTTAGTAACTTGCTCAACAAGTCTTTTGTTTGCTTTTGCCTTTTTATTATATGCTTTTAGAGCTCTTTCCAATTTAAGTCTTGAAGCTCTCATTGTATAATTGTAACCCAGCATATGGTCATACTCATGCAATGCAACTCTAGCTGCTAAGTCTACATATTTTTCTATACATTCTTTGCCTTCAACATCTTGATATTTAAATGTTGCTTCTGCAGGCCTTGTGATGTTTAAAAATATGCCAGGTAAACTTAAACATCCTTCCTTTGCTACATTAGTTTCCTTAGAACAATCTATTAGTTCTGGATTAATAATGTATCTTTTTAATGCCTCTCCATCTCCCATAACAAATACTTTCATATCTAATCCAACTTGATTAGCAGAAAGTCCTATGCCTCCAAATTCTTTTTGTTTTTCAAATAAGGCATCACAAATTTTTTGTGCGTCATACTTTTCAAAATCAAACTTTTTTGGTTTGGTTCTTAAAAGAGGTTCGTTGAAATCAATCAACTGAAGATTATCTAAGTTTAAGTCTTCCATAATATATTTATAACTTGAAATGCCCTAGGACATATTGCCTAATACCATTTCCTTTAGTTCAGTAAATCCTCCAATTGGTTTTTCATCTACTGTAATTTGTGGAAATGTTCTGGCTGTAGGAAATTTTTCTGCAAACTCCTCAAAGGTATAGTCTTCATCTAACATTCCATACTCAAAATCTAAACCTTCTCGTTCACACAATCCCTTTGCTTGAACACAAAAAGAACAATTTTCTTTTCCATATATTTTTATCATTTTCTTTCCTTTATTAAATATTCTATCCCAATTATCGGCATAAAGTTTTTCATTAGAGTTCCTTCTTTTAGAACCTTTGCCCCCGTGCCATTGGCTCATTTAGCGATAACCGAATAGTTTTGTTTCTTTTCAAACTTAATAACTGACCTGAACTTATCAAATAATAAGTCCCCCTTATGTGAGATAACAAATACATTTGCATCATCACCAATTGTATTTAGTAGAGTCATAACATAATCTGTTCCGTTGTTATCCAAACTACTATCAAAAATTTCATCTAAGATTAATAAATTAGTAGCTGCACTATTTTTCATTTTAGCTATTGTTCTCCATGTAAACAATAATGCTAAATCAATTCTTTGTTTTTCACCTTCACTAAATGAGGCATAAGTAAATTTATCTCTAAATCTAGATTTAATTGTTTCACTAAACTTCTCATCCAAAGTAAATTGAACAAAGAAATCCATGGCAGCTAAATATTTATTAACTAATTTGTTTATAGCAGGTAAATATTGTTTAATAATTCTTGTCTTAATACCTGTGTCTTTTAATAATGTAGAACATACATTTAAGTAATGATTTTCCTCATTCTTTTTAGACCTTAAAGAGTTATGTTCGGTTACTGTTTTTGCTAAGTCTTTTAACTTTGTTTTTTCGTCTTCTATGTTCGCTATGTTGCCCTTAGCATCCCCTAATTCGCTCTGTAAACGTTGTATGTATCTCTGATTAGTAATTATATCGTTATTAAAATTAATAATCTTAGAGTCTAACTCTGTGTATTGTTCAATCAATAAATCAAGTTCTTTAAATTGGTCATCTAAATCTGTAGTTGCCTTTTCTAGTTCTAAGATTTTTGTTTTTCTTTCTTCTTTTATTTCTTCTTTAAAATCATGTGGGATGCCTTGCTTACAAGTAGGGCAGTCATCGTTATCGTGATAGAAAGATAATTCTTTGTTTGCTTTTTCTATTTGTTGTTGGAATTTGTCTTTGAACTGCTCAAGCTTTCTTCTTTTTTCTTGCGGAGAACCCAGATTCGATTTTGCCTTCTCTGATTCAATTTTGTTTTCTTCAATTTGTTTGAGCGATGCCTCTGTCTCATTAATACTTTCCTCTATTTCCTTAATTTTAAGTTGCTTATTATGTTCTAGCGTTTCAACATATTGTTTCTGTATAGTAGCTTTCTGTTTAGAGACTTCTATATCGGTTTCAATATTACGTATCTCATCTTTCAGAACATTTAATTTTTCTTTTAAGACTTGATTCATTATTGTAAAGACTTGTATGTCTAAGATGTCTTCTATTATTTCCCTACGAGCACCTTGAGGTAATTGCATAAAGGGAGTAAATGAAGCACTACCTAAGACAACAATTTGTGTAAATGATTTATAATTAAGTTTAAGAACAGATTCTTCTAAATATTTTTGTGTATCTCTAACTGCTGCCTCAGAATCCATAACTTCGCCGTCAACTGTAATATCAAATATATTAGGCTGAGCTCCGCGTCTAACTCTATATTCTTTGTTGCCGACTTTAAAATCTATTTCTACTAACAGTCCTTTACCATTAATAGAATTCATCATCTGTGGCTTACTTACATTCCTAAATGGCTTATTAAATAGTCCATAACATAGGGCATCGATAAACGTAGACTTACCTGCTCCGTTATCTCCTACAACTAATGTGCTTGGTGACCTTGTAAAGTCTATTTCAGTAAAAGCATTACCTGTTGATAGAAAATTTTTATATCTAAGTTTTTCAAATATAATCATATTGTTTTAAATAAGGAATAATAACCTTATTCGTATACTCCAAATGTTGTTTACTATTAGGGTGTGCGACATCGCCTTCAAACTCCCTTGTAAATCCTACTTCACCGTGGTCTCTACACCATTCATACATACCAAAATCACAAAACTTAGATAGGTCTAATGAGTTACGCATCCAATTTAAATTTATATTATCTGTATCTAAAGGACACGCTTTATTGCTGTAAGTAGACATAAAATATTTAACTCCCTTTGAGTCTAGATAATTTTGTGTCCACATTACCTTCTCTAAAGTATTTATTAATCCTCCTAGTGGATTCCAAAAGTGTTTATACCATAAGTTAGAACTAGGATGATTCCAGCCTGCATTTTGTATTATCCAATTACCTTTATTTTCTTCTACAAAACTTATAGGATTTTCTAAACAAGAATCTATACCATTCATAGCACCTAGTCTAACATCCTGGTCGAAGTAATCGCCTCTGTCTGCTCCTGACCACATGATTCCT